ATACACTTTGGAGATTCACCTAATCGCAAAGCCATCATTAAGTTGTCAAATGTTTCCCTGTATCGCCAAGAAGCCAACTCATCACACCAAACTCTGTGAAATTGAACTCCTCTTAACCTGTCTGGCTCTATTGCTGGGAATCCTATGATCTTACTACCATTATAAAAAGTGATTTCACTTTCTGACTTATTATATCCAGATTCAGCCAATATGTCTTTGTCCAATACAGACAATATTCCAGATTCTCCTTGAAAACATATCTTTCTTAAATCCCCATGAGTAGGAGCAATCACACCACAAATAACATTTGGATTGACTAAACAATATTGAATTATATCCATAGCTCCGCATTTAGTCTTTCCCCAACCTCTACCAGCTAAGAATAATTGGATATTATAATCATCTTCATCAACAACTATTTGATTATTTCTGGCTTTCGCATACCAATCAATGAGTAGTATTGTCGCTGTCTGTTTCTGTGAGTTTAGCTCTTTGAATGTCTTTGATGAGCTGTCTAAATTTATCATCTTGCTCTGTGCCATCTTGAATCTCCAATATTTGCTTTTCGTGCCAACGGGCTTGGCACTTTAACCAGAAGATTCCCGCAGAAACGGCTTCTCTGCCTGTGCCTGTTGCAATCTTAAATAAATTTTCTGCTACTTTAGCATTTGCAGTCGCCTTGCCATTCAATAATTCTTCTTGATAATACTTATAAAGTGAAGGCTTTGATATATTTAATATGGAGCATATCTGTTCGTGAGGTAATCCAAGCCCAGATAATTGCGTTACCATTCTTGCGTTCTCTTGTGTTTTATTGACTATTTTTGGCATATATACCTTTTATAAGGTAAAAATAAAACTTAGTCAAACTTATTAAGACTTTTTCCACAATGCGGACAAGTATTCATAATCGTATCTTCATCTAGCTTAAAGTCTAAATCTAAATCAAATGTATCTTCAAACATTGTCTTTTCCCTTTCTTCTTTAGCTTCTTTTTCTTTCCTAACTTTTTCATGTTCTTCTATAATAATATTTTTTTCTATTTGTTTCTGCCTTTCCAACTCTGCTTGTTCTTCTTTTAACTGTTTATCTGTCTTGTAAAACATTCTTTCATAATTTATTTCTGCACAATCTCTTATAGTTACTATCGCTTTTTCTATGTTGCAGATAAAAAACTCTCGCTGTTTATTTGGTCTTAATCCAGACAACTTCTTATGTACCTTCTTTTCTATATCTTCATAATCTTCAACTAAAGCATAATATTCTACAATGAATGGTTCTGGAACTCCTGTTGAGTAGAGATTATCTTTTCTTTGCGTTGGATCACTTTTTGATATGCCAATTTTTATTCTCTTATCTGCAAATGATTTGTTGCTCATTATGTAGACAAAACCATTCATGCTTAAAACAATCCACTTTGCTTTAAATCATCTACTTCTGGCTTAAACAATACATCAACCAATCTATAACTACCTTTATAATTTGATTGAATCAATTTACCTGTTGGCTTCAATCTTTTAAGTTCATCTACACTTATATTCATATGCTTATCTTTATAGTGAATTACCAGCCCACCTTTTCGGATAGCTTTGTCTATCTCATAATCTCTTACACTTGTGTATTTGCCTTGCCATAATTTCGTAACGATTTTATTTTTCATTTTTAACTCCGATAGTTAAATAACAGGTTCAAATATTCTTTTAGAATTAGACCATGCGACGGTTATTTGTCCAATTTTCCCTTGCACATCTAGCTCCCTAATTTTTGCAATTCTAATATCAGTTGATTCATTTTCATAATCTCTGGTTACGATTATTCCTTGGTCGCATTTATTATTCCAATGACTACTTCCCGAACAATCATAAAGTGAATTAACAACAAACTGACCATCGGCATTTCTAGTCTGTTTTGTTGGGTGAGCCACCATCATAGTTATCATATTATGCTGTCTATTCCATCTTTTAATATCAGATATAAGAATAGATATATGTTCATCTTCTCTTATATTTGCCCTTGCTGGGTTTATTTCATTATATGGATCAGTAATAAGACCATCAATACCAAACTCTTGTCTGCATATTTCTGCTTTTTCTAAAATCCATTTTATATCTGGACTGTCGTCCTTTTTGTCTAAAAAATAGAAGTGATCGTTTATAAAACCCAAAGCCTTATTTAATTGTTCTTCTGATAATCTGTTTTCAAACATTGAATCAAAAGGAGCTTCACAATATTTTTCAACAAGCCTAGCAATGTTTCGGCTTAGTGAACTTTCTGGAGAATAGACACACCAAGAAAAATTGTGCTTAACAGAAAGATTTAAACACAACTGCATTATAAAAGAGGATTTACCAGAGTTTGGAGTGCCTGTGGCAAGAAGAAAAGATGGTTTCACAATTTTTAAATACGGATCAAGATTCATAAATCCTGTATCATATTGCTTCTGCGTTTTACCATCATATAAATTTTTAATATCTTTATATACATCTCGGCAAGTATAAATGCCTTCTAAGTTTTTGCTCATTGTCTGCTCCCATTATTTAAGTTTTATCCAGCTAACCAATTTTTATTTTTCACTTTTTCTTTTACCTCTACAACATCTGACCACCGTCCAGCATTTAACCAGCTTGACGCATGTGCTATAAATTTATCGTCTGTATGTTTAACACTTTCGGCATATCTTTCCATAGCAGTCATTAATTCTTCTTCTGTAACTTCTTTTGATTTTATCAACCTTTCATAAATACTTTTAGCTTTTTTCTTTCCAATCTTTCTCGGAACGACAGCCCACCAGCTTTCAAATTTTGATATATATATATTATTAGTATTATTGATAGTATTGTGAGAAATATCTTCTCTAACCTTAGGAATATTTTTCTCATACCCTTTAGGAATATTTTTCTCATACTCCATATTTAATTTATATTTGTTATACCCATAGCTTTTATTTACTGCTCTATATTTTTCTATAAGATTTGCTTTCACTAGTTCTTGGATATGTTTGTTGACTGATCTTCTAGTAATCTGACACAGACCAGCCAAATGCTCTTGACTTGGATATGATACTCCATGTTCGTCTGCATAATTACATAGCATAAGTAAAACCAACTTACTTGTACTTGATGAGGTCGATTGACGGATTCCCCAAGCTAGAGCAGTAAAGCTCATTGATTGATCCCATAGAAATCATTTGGGCTAACTTTCCCATCAGTAAACTCATATATTTTTAGCATTTCTTCTTTTCTCGGAATAACATCATTATATTTCCATTTGGTAACTGTGGATTCGCATATATCTAATTTCCTAGCAAATCTCGCAATACTAAGCTGTTCTTCCTTTAAAAAATCGTTGAATGTCATCTATATCTCCTTTTTGCATTATTTTGGTATGGTAATATTATCATATATATAAAATAAATCAAAACAATAGTTGCATATGCATTAATAATGTATATAATGATTAAGACTAAAAACTTAAATAGGAAAATAAAATGAAAAAAAATGAAATTATAGGATTTGCAAATTTTTTAATATCAGAGACATTAAATCCAGAATTTAAAAAAATAATTATGGAAGATGAATTTTTTTTGGAGAGTTTTAGTGAAACTATAGAATGGTTTAGTGATAGTTTTGATAGAGAAAGATTTATAAATTATGTACATAAAGGTATAGAACTTCAAAAAAAAGGTATTGTTATCCAAGATATTTATTATTAAAACTTAACAGGGAGCTAGAAATAGCTCCCACATTTTATGGAGCAGACAATGAGCAAAAGTGTAGGAATTGTAGCAAAGGGCATTGTTCTTGATAATGTTATTGATGACATGATAAGAGAATTAACTGTTGTAAGTTCAATGGGTGCATTTGGCAAAGTTGTTAGTGCAGAAATAATCTGGAAAGATTATCAGCATTATAGACCTTGCATTATCAATAGTTCTACACTTTACAAATACATTACATTCAAATTTCAAACGAAAGAATCTGTGATGATAAATTGGCATGAGTATAAGAACCAATTTGATGACAGAGCCATTCATGGGTTTATTGATTATTGCATAATGCTTTTTGTTAACGATCCATTAATGAAAACAATTCCAGAAATAGAACAGAAATATATAAGCAAGAAACTTGAAGAAAGAATCCAAAAACTTAATAGGAGTATACAATAATGAGCAACGAAATAAAATTACCAAATCAACACTTAGAAGCATTTAAAAATGCAAGACTTGAAATTCAGCAAGTAGGTATATCAAAGAAAGGCAAGAATCAGCATTTTGGCAATACCTACGCAACTCTTGATGATATTATTGAGATATGTGAGCCAATATTATTAAAACATGATTTGTTGACCAGCTTTACCCAGACTTATAATAATGTTGATAAAGATTCACTAGAGCAGTATCAAGTATTTTATAAAATGAGAATTACTCATGCACCAACTATGCAATTTTTTGAATCAGAACTGACTTTATATTCTGATAGGAAACCACAGCAAATCGGAAGTGCTATGACATATGCCAAGAGATATCTATATCAAAATATGTTGTTACTAGCCACCAATGAAGAAACAGATGATGACGCAAACAAAGCTCAACAATCTATGCAAAATAAGAAAGTGCAGAAAATTAACAATGGAGATATTTAATGAATCATACTCCGATAAGACAAATAAACTTTCATGCTATTTCAAAGAAAAATGTACTTATACAGAATGCCTTAATTTCTAATGGAATAATTAATTTTGAAGATTTAGTAAATTATTCAGAAAAAGATGTTTTCAAATTTCCATATATAGGAGTTATGTGTATAAATGCTATAAAAGAAACAATGAAAAAAAACAAATTAAATTTTAAAGCAACATGTTCACTTTGTGGAAAGGAGAAATAAAATGGATAAAGATGAAAGCTATGAAAATGTTCAAGAAGCAGAAGAAGCACATGCAAGAGATTTAGAATTGCAACATCAAGAATATGTTAATATAGAAAAGATGGATAAATTTTTACAAACAGTTGATAAGAATGCTAATGCAATATTAAATGTAGCTGTTGATATTCATAAGACTTTAAAATTTTTAAAAACTTATGTAGAAGAAAACAAAAATTTATATAGAGAAAATCATTATGAATGTATAGAACGAACCAATAAAAAACTTAAAATGGAGAAGTGAAATGAGTTATGATTTTATGAAAAACGCAATAAAGAAACAAACCCAAAATGGGAATGAGTATACTGTCAAAGAATTTCATGGAAGGCTTTGGAAAAACAAAAGTGAGAATCCAAAAGCTCCAGTTGTGAAAGGCAATATGAATGTTGGCGGTGAAGAATGGCAAATTAGTTTATTTAAAAATGAAGATGGCAGTTTTAATATTGTTACGCAAGAACCTTATGGCAAATATCATGTTGGCGGTGAGGATTACTCCAAGCCACCAAAATCAGATTCTAACAAAACTACAACGGAAAAAAAAGAAGATGAATTTGATGATGACATTCCTTTTTAATTATGCTTATATTAAATAATTGTAGTTTCCTAAAAGTCCTTGCTCCTAATGGTAAGGCATTTAAGTTCTCCCATCAGAAATGGTGGGAGTTTTTTACAAGGAAAAAAAATGGGCAAACTTAAACATTTAAACCAAGAATTTTTTACAGATAACATTATCTACAATCAAAACCAAGATTCAGAATATGGAATTGTGCCATTTGAAATGCCAGAAAATTCTACTGATCTTGTGTTAAGTGAAGCTATGCAATATGGTGAAGAAGTTAAAACATCAACCACAGATAAAAATTTATCACATATGAGAAGTGTTGATTGCTGGAGATTAAATCAAAAAGATTCTATTACAGCAGAACTTATAAGCCACGCATTAATAGATATTAATAAAACATTTAATTATAAATTATCTGGTATACAAGACATTCAATATCTGGAATACCATGAAGGTGGCAAATACGATTGGCACTCTGACATTGGTTCTGGTGTTGCAAGTATGAGAAAAATATCTATTAGCTGGGTTTTGAATAAAGGTTTTGTTGGTGGTGATTTACAATTTTTCGGAGATGGTGGAGAAATTGTTACTTATAATTCTACACCTCAAAAACTTGTATCATTTACGAGCTTTTTACCACATCAGATATCGCCTGTAACCAAAGGCATAAGGAAATGTATTGTGGCATGGGTGTTCGGTGAATCATGGAGATAATATGACAACAATTAAAGACCAAGTAATATATGACAAGTGCAAAGAAAGAATTCAACAAGAAATAAATTCTACTTTGAAAATTATTAATGATTTGATGAATGAAGATGATCCAGACATTAAAAAATTATCTAATTATTTTATTATCTTGAGCAATCTTAATCAGAGTATTGGCTTATTAAACACTATCAAACCTTTAGAAAATAAAGAATAGTTTAAAAATAAATTTAAAATAAATTAAAATAATTTATATTTTATATATAAATCAATCACTTATAGCTGTATGTTTTTGATATATGTAATTGACATATATACCTTTATATTATATAATGTCTTTATAGGTTGATAACAACTTATAAATAAAAACTTAAATAGGAGCAAATAAATGAGTTACGCACAATTTTCATATAAAGACGCATGGTTAAGTTCTGACTTTGGGGAACAGTATGCTAGAAAAAAATTTGGAGATGATTTTGTTAATTCGTTACCAAAATATGTTAAAGGTAAAAGAAAAGGTAAAATTAAAGGAATGATAAAATGGATAAAATGTGAGCAAGGTGGCTGGGTTAGACAGCGACAAGGTGGCTTTGTAGAAAATCGCAGAGGTTCAGTAGTTCATGTAGCTATAATCACAGGAGATAGGTGGCAAGGTTTTAAATTTGTTGCACATGATGATTGTGGTATTGATAGATATAGAGAAATAATGGTTTGCTAAAAAAATAACAGGGAGCTAGAAATAGCTCCCACTTACTAGGAGCAAGAAAAATGATAAAACTTACAGAATCAAAAAGACAAGAAAAAATAGAAGCAATAGATATTATTACGAACATTATAAATGAAGAGAAATTAGAACTTGAAAAAGCAGATAAAAATAGTTTTGATTATTTTGTGTGTGAATCTACAGGAGAATGTTTACCAAATA